AAGACGGGTGAGGCGTTTATTCGTCATCCGAATAGGAACCGTGATTCGCGGGTTGAGATTGTTACGTCGAAGGCTGACGGCAAGCTTGGTGCGCGTATTTCTTCTGGTCGGTGTGATGAGACTGGTTTGTGGAATGAGTCGAATTCGATGAAGAAGTTCATCCGCACAATCATGCGTGGTGCTGCGGGTATGGGTGGCAGGGTTGCTCAATCTTCGAACCCGTATGACCCTTCAGAGAATTCTGTTTTGCAGGACACGATGGGCTCGAAACGTCCTGACGTGTTGAAGCACCATTTTCCTCCGCCGGCACATTTGGATTTCAAGTTGAAGGCGGATCGTAAGCAGATCTTTTTGTGGAATTATTCGTCGTCTCCGTGGGTTGATCAGCGGTCGATTGAGGCTGAGTCTGTGGCTTTGGCGGAGACGAATCCGGCTGAGGCTGAGCGGTTCTTTGGTAACCGGATTGTTGCTGGTGCTGGTGCGTGGATGGATATGGGGAAGTGGTCGGCGCGGAAACGTGTCGAGTCGTTCTTTGTTAGTCCACGGACGAAGGTGTGCGGCGGGTTTGATGGTTCGGATAATAACGACCACACTGGTATTCGTTTAGAGACCTTGGATGGTTTCCAGTTCACACCTACTTATGGGGAGACGCGACGTAAAGCGTATTGGCGACCGCAGGACTGGAACGGGAAGATTCCCCATTCTGAGATCAATTCGGCGTGGTCGGAGATTGTTTCTGAGTTTGAGGTTGTGCGCGTGTATTGCGACCCGATGTTTTTTGAAACGGATATTGATAACTGGGCTGCGGAGTATGGCGAGAAGGTTTTCGTGAAGTGGCCGACGAACCGTATCGCGGCGATGCATGCATCTCTTGAGCGGTTCCTCACGGATGTTTACAACACAGATTCGACGTTCACCCATGATGCAGACGTTGATGTTGAGACGCATATGCGGAATGCGATTATTCGCGCCCGCAATGTGGACAAGCTCACTGGTTTGCGTCAGTACATCCTCGGGAAGCCTGCGGATCATCAAAAGTTTGACCTCGTGATGTCGTCAGTTTTGGCGCATGAGGCTGTTTCGGATGCGATCGCGGCAGGGGCGAATGCGGCGGCGGAACAGGACTACATATATTTCTAAGCCCCTTAGGAGGCCGCTCGATGACCGCTGAAGATGCCCTCCAATTGGTGAATAGGATTTATGCCCGCTTGTCTGCCCGCCGTCCAGAAATTACGACGGCCGAAAATTATTATGACGGCAAGCAGCCTTTGAATTTTGCTACGGCGGAATGGAAGAAGGCGAACGCTGCCCGCTATGAGGGGTTCTCTGATAATTGGTGCCGTCCGGTGATTGATGCTGAGGCGGAACGTCTGACCCACACGGGTATCAAGTTGCCTGATGGTTCAGGTAATGGTTCTAGTGTTCTGTGGGAACAGTGGATGAAGAATGAGATGGAAATGCAGTCGTCGCAGGGTTTTGTGACTTCGTTGAATGCGTCTCGTTCGTTTGTCATTGTGTGGGGCGATAGTTTCACCGATGAACCGCTGGTCACCTGGGAGCACCCGTCTTCGGTCGAGATTGAGTATGACTGGGAGAACCCACGCATTCGTAAGGCTGCGTTGAAAACGTGGGTGGATGACGCGACGGAGTTCGCAACCCTTTACACACCAGAGTTTTTGTGGAAGTTTCAGCGTCCGCGAGTTCTGCCGGCAGATGAGCGCAAGTCTCAGGCTGAGCAGTCGAAGGACGCTTCGAGCAGTGCGGGTGGTTGGATTCCGCGTGAGCCCGCGAATGAACAGTGGCCGTTGGCTAATTTTATTGGTGAAGTTCCTGTGGTGGAGATCCCGAACCGTCCACTGCTCGGGCATGACCCGATTAGTGAGACTGCTGGCGTGATGCCAATGCAGGACGCAATCAATCTGTTGTGGGCGTACCTGTTCCTGGCGGCGGATTATGCGTCGATGCCTGCACGTGTTGTTACGGGTCAAGGCCCGCCGATGCGTCCAATTTTGGATGCTGAAGGCAAGAAGACTGGTGAACAGCCGGTCGATATGAAGGATTTGGCTGAGAAGCGTCTTCTGTATCTGACCGGTGACGACGCGAAGATTGATTCGTGGGAGGCTGCGAAGCTGGACGTGTTCACCGATGTCATTGATGAAGCGGTGGGGCATATTGCGGCTCAGACTCGCACCCCACCTACATATCTGATCACCAAAACGGGCATGTCGAATGTTGGTGCGGATGGTTTGAAAGCATCTGAGATTGGTCTTGTAAAGAAGACCATCGAGTTTCAGACATTCGTGACCCCGCGCCTGCGTGAGGTGTACCGACTGATTGCGCTCGCTAAGGGTGACAAGAAGTTAGCTCAGGCTGCACGGTTGGCAACGATCGCGTGGGCTAACCCTGAGATCCGTTCTGAGTCTCAGCTTGCCGATGCGCTTGTGAAGAAGAAGTCGATCGGTTACCCCCTTGAGTACCTCATGGAGATTGATGGGCTCGATCCGGTAGAGATCGAACGGGTTCTTGAGATGAAGCGCAAAGAGGAATCGTTAGATCCGATATTGCAGGCGGGTCGTGAGTTCAAGCAGGTGGCTGATGATTCCGAAGAGCTCGGAGGCGCACTATAAGCAGCAGCAGCGTTTAGCTGTTGCGACATCTCGTGCCGCTCAGTCGCTGTGGAAGCGCATGGGGTCAGATTTTGACGCTTCGTGGGCTGGGATTAAGGATCCTCTTGTGGGGTTGTTGGCTGCTGGTCAGTTGGCGGCGGCACGGGATGGGGCCGCATATTTGCCGAAGGTGTTGGCGGAGACGCGGCGACTTGATTTGCCTATTGGCGAGGTTCGACCGGAAGCATTTTCGGGTCATTCGGCGGCGGGGCTTGAGTTGGAGCCGGTTCTGTATAACTCGGTGATTCGCACTAAGACACGGGTTGGTCAGGGTGAGTCGGTAAAGGATGCGCTGTCGTCGGGTGGCGATTACCTCTCGATGGTGGTTTTGTCTGAGTTGGCTGATGCTGGCCGTGGTTCGGTGCATGCGGGTATCGGTTCACGTCCGACTGTCGCTGGTTGGGTGCGGATGTTGAACACCCCGTCGTGTCCGCAGTGCATAATCCTGGCCGGTAAGTGGTTTCGGTGGAATCAGGGTTTTCAACGTCACCCCAATTGCGACTGTCGGCATATCCCGTCGGCGGAGTCGATGGCTGGGGATTTCACAACTGACCCTTACGCTTATTTCAATTCGTTGACTCCTGAAGAGCAGGACAAGTTGTTTCGACCTCATGGTGTTTCGCGGGAGCGGGCAGCGCAGGTTGGGATTTCGAATGCTCGTGGGATTCGGGCTGGGGGTGACATCTACCGGGTGGAGAACATCCGGTTGCGTGGTGTTGGTACGTCGAAGGCGAAGAAGATTTACGGAACACCGCAGGTTACTCTGGACGACATTTACCGGGTTGCTGGTAACCGTTCGGGCGCGATCAGGTTGATGACTGAGCATGGGTACATTACGGGTCCGCAGGTTGCGGGTGGAAACATTCTTGGCAATCTGAACACGGATGCGAAAATTTTGGCTCGTGGTCGTGGCAAGGGCACGTTTTCGATGGATGGTTCGCAGTTGAAAACGAATCGGGCGAAGGTGTTCGATTCGGTTGAGTCTGGTGTTCGTAATCCGTTGGATCGGGTGACGTTGACTGCTGCTGAGCGTCGAATGTTTGATGCGAAGTACAAGTATGAGGTGGCGCTTTCGGGTACGTTTCCGCGTTCGGTTGGTCGGAGTTCGTCTGACAAGTTTGTGCGGTCGCGGGCACCGTCTGCGGCTGAGTTGGCTGCGTTCGAGCGTGACTTTGTGAAAGAGGCTGCGATTGTGCAGCGTTCCATGCCGAAGTTTGACTGAATCGGGTTAGAACACATGTTCGATACTCGCTTCTCCCGAACCCCGAATTACGGGGTGATCAACTAACCCCAGACCGCTACCAAATCGCCCCATGGGGGCACTGGTGGCCGCTCACGGGGTGCCTTTTTGGCGCCTCGTAGATATGTTCGATTTTCCCCACTCTATTGGTGGGGTTTCAACGCGCCGCAATGGTGCTAATTATTTGGAGCAATTCCTGATGCCAGAGCAAGAAACCGAAGTCGAAGAAAACAACGAAGAACAAGTTGAAGAAACACCAGAGACGGAAACGGAAACCCCGGAACCTGAACTTGGTGATGCAGGCAAGAAGGCCCTTGACGCGATGAAGAAGGAACGTGCTGCTGCAAAAGCAGACGCAAAATCTGCTAATGCGCGTGCCGAAAAAGCGGAAGCCGAACTGGCAAACAAGGACAAGCCTGCCGAGGAAAAAGCGTTGGATGAAGCACGCGCGGAAGCACGTGTCGAGGCAACGAAAGCAGCCGACGCACGGTACATCAAAAGTGAACTCAAGGCTGCGGCTACGGGCAAGCTTGCTGACCCAACGGATGCTGCCCTCTATATCAATTTGGAAGATTTCGATGTTGCCGATGACGGCGAAGTTGACTCTGACGCTCTGTCGGAAGCTATCGCAGATCTGTTGACCCGCAAGCCGCACCTTGGCGTTCCGGATGCCCGAAAGTTTGGTGGCACCGCAGACCAGGGCGCGAGAGGGAAGACAGCCACACCTGTGCAGCTGACAGAAAACGAAATCAATCGCATGACCACTCCCCAGATCAATAAGGCACGCCAACAAGGGCTGCTGAAAGCATATCTGGGTCAAAGTTCCTGAAAGGAATAAACGCTCATGGCTATTACTAACTACAAGCCCACAATTTGGCACGCAGGTCTGATGGAGAACTTCCACCAGAGCACCTTCGTTATCCCGACTCTGAACCGCAGCTACGAGGGCGACATCGTCAACGGTGGCGAATCGGTCAAGATTACCGGGTTCACGCAGCCCACGATCAAAACCTATACAGGCTCGATCTCGCGTGACGCGCTGACCGACTCTAGCCAGTCGCTCGACATCAATCAGAAAAAGTATTACGCATTCCTCGTTGACGACGTTGACAAGGTTCAGGCGGCTGGTTCGTTCGATGAAGTCCTCCGTGATGTTGGTGCAGGGCTGGCCGATGACTCTGAGGACTACGTTCTCGCACAGATGATTGCTAACGGAACTTCTGCTGGCACCACTGCCGTAACCTCGAACGCGCTTGCGGATTCTGCTGTGAAGATGATCCGCACCGCACTGGTCAAAGCAAAGGTTCCGACTGCTAGCCGTTTCCTTGCGGTCAACCCGGAAGCCGCTGCGTTCCTGATGGATACTGGCGGGTCGCTGTTCAAGGCGAACGAGGCTGGCTCTGATGCGACTCTCCGCAATGGTGTTATCGGTCAGTACCGTGGCTTCACAGTCATCGAAACGCCGTCTGCATCGCTCGCAAGCGCCGGCAAGCCGACCTTCGTTGGTTACCACGGCCCTTCGGTTGCGTTCGTCAACCAGCTCATCAAGACTCGTGCGAACCCCGCACTTGACGCGATGGGGGACCAGGTTGACGGCATCAACGTTTACGGCACCAAGGTGCTTCGTGCGACTGCCGTTCAAAAGTACGTCTCGCTGTAACTAGCAACTCAAGGAGGTCACTGTGGATGCATTCGCAACATATTCGGATCTAGGGACACGCCTCAGGCGCACGTTTACGCCTGATGAGCAGCCTTGGATCACGACGCTTCTTAAGGATGCGTCCACCTACCTGCGCGACGATGTTATTGGCGCTCAGGTGTTCCCGCAAAGCTCGTCCACTGTCCGGTTTTGGCCGGACGGTGGACGGGTTGACCTTCCCAACCCTCCACTGATCAGCATCGACACGGTTGCTCGTGACGGGGTGACATTGGTGGACGGTGAGGGTTACACACGCCGCGATAATCTGTTGTGGTTTGGTTCGGATAAGCCGGTGGATGTGACGTTCACTTACGGTTACGCGCTCGCCCCTGCGTCGTTGATCCGGTGGACGTGTGTGCTGGTGTCGCAAACACTGTTGCCGATTGAGCAGAAGCTTGGCCTTACGGCTGGTGGTTTGTCGTCGGTGCAGATTGATGATTTCAAGATTGCGTTTGCTGATGCTGGTGATTCGACTGGTACGACGTTGAACGATCGCAACATTGCGTTGATTCGGCGCCAGTTTGGTTCGAGTGGTTCTCAGGTGGTGACTACACGATGACGTTACTTTCTGGGGCGTTGGGTGCGGGCCGTGCTCATGCGGCTACTCGCGCGACGGAAACTTTGACTGTGTTCCGCATCACGAAGGTGTTGAACACAACGACTGGACTTTATGCCGAGACTGAGGTTGTTGTTCATGCGGGTGTTGCTGGCCGGGTGAAGTTCCCGAGCATGACTGTTGCTGAACGTGCGCAGGGTGGTTTGGTTCCGGCTGTGCAGGATGTTCAAATTCATGTTGCTGTGGGTTCGACCCCGGATGTTCTCAAGAATCATGTGTGGCGGGTGACTGCTTCCACTTCTGATGAGTCTTTGGTGTTGCGCGAGTTTCGCACGACATCGTTACCGCAGGGTGGGCAAACAACGGTTCATCGTTACCCGGTTGAGCAGGTCATCTGATGGCTGATGGTGTCAGTTTTGATTTGTCGGAGCTGACGAAACTGTCGGCTGATCTTGGTGATGTTCCGAAGAATGCGGGGCCACTAATCAACTCGGCAATTCAGTTCACCTCTAAGAGCGTGAAGACGGATGCACAGAAGACGGTTGCACGGCGTGAGCATTTCAAGCAGGCGGCGGCCGCGATCGACTACGACAGCAAAGCGGTGTTTGGCCAGTTGATCCAGTCTGAGATTGGTTACGACAAGGAAACTGATTCGGGCAAGCTCGGCAACCTTGTTGAGTTCGGTGCACCTGGCGCGAAGAACGCTCTTGCTCCTACGTCGGATCTTGCGAACGCACTTAAGAAGAATGAGGGCGACTTCGTGAAGGGTCTGAGTAAGGCGCTATTTGATGCAGAGAAGAGGTCTGGGCTATGAGCCGAATTCATACCATTGCATTGGTGGCGCTGTGTGAGGCAGAGACTGCTTTTGATGGTCGAACTTTTGTGTCGATTGTGCCGGCTGAAACGGAGGCACCGTATCTGGTGTGGCATCCGGCGAATGGCAACAACAGCCAAGAGCGGGTAACCGGGCCGAGGGTCACAAAGCATCCACGGTTCACCGGGCACATTGTCGGTGTGACTGCTGACCAAACACAACTACTAACGGACTTGCTCGAAGCGGCGCTATTCCCTGGCGGTCGCGGCGTAATTCCGACTGTTGCAGGTGAGGTTTGCAAGCCGTTGTGGTTTGAGTCGCCTGTTCCTATTCAGGTGTCTACTGATCCTTTGCCGCAGATTGTTTATCAGGTGGTCGAGGTTGGTTGGCGTTCCGATCCGACCTAACCCCAGTTTGAGCCTCACTTTGTGGGGCTTTTCGCATTTAAGGAGCACTCATGGAAGTTCAAGACAAGCACGGAAACCGTGTGGAGATCACTGAAGCGCATTATGCGCGGTGGCCCTCGGTTCGTGAAGCATTCCGGCCTGTGCCGGTAAAGGCCACGCCTGTGGTCGTTGAAACGGTCACACCTGTGGCCACCTACACGCCCACGGGCGACAAGAAAGAGAGCAAACGATGACTGCTGAAGCTATTCCTCTGAGCGTCAATTCTGACGACAATCTACGGGTTACCCGCACCGACTTTGCGGATAACCCGCTGAGTGTTGCAATTCTTGAGGCTGGCGAAGACCTCACGTATTCGCTGGTCACGCTGGGTATTGCCGAAACTCAAGCGACCATCACGGATAAGCGTGTTTCGCTGAAGCAGAACCTCGAACGTCCCGGCAAGACCACTGTGGCCATTGAGGTTCAGTATGTCTTTGGTGACGATGATGATGTTGCTGGTTCTGTTCTCACTGAGGGTTCGACGGGTCATCTGACGTTGCGTTACTCGCTCGCGAACTCGACGGCGTGGACTGCGGCGCAGATCGCAGACACTGTTGCGTTCACTGCGGGTGCTCAGCGTAAGGATGCCCCTGTTGAGAATGGGTTGCAGACGATCACGCAGACGCTGTTTGTTTCTGCCCTTCTGAAGAAGGATCAGACGATCGTCGTCTAGCTAGACCGCCGGGTGTGTGTGTCCCCCCTGCCTTCACACACGCCCGGTTTTCCTTTGGCGGGGGTGGTGGGAGTTTTTGTTATGTCGGTTTTGAGTGAACGTATTGCGGCGGCGAAGAGTGCGCCGCGTGAAAAGTGTGACCCGGTTGAGGTGCTACTCGATGGTGATGTGGTGCAGCTCGTGTTTGAGCAGGTGCCGGGTGATGTGTGGGGTTCGGTTACGGCGAAGCATCCAGCGGTGGGTGGTGGTCTGATCGCCCTCCGGTATGGGTATGACGTGCACAAAGTTGTTCGGAGTATTGCCCCGTTGTCTGGTTTTGTGCTGGTCGATGGGGTGGAGTCAAAACTTGATTACGTCAAGAAAAAGGATGCGAAAGACTCCGTTGTCGAAGTTGATGAGTGGGCAGACTTACTCGATGCGCTCGACGGTCACAGTTTCTCTCTCGTGGCGGATGCTGTTTGGTATCTGAATGAGTGGGCACCTCAGCAGCGGATTGCAGCAGCAAAAAAAGCTTAACCGGTTACGTTCGGGCGCGCGCCAAGCTTGCGCGTGAGGCTGGCGTTTCTTTACGTCGCCTCGACGGGTGGGAACCGACACAAACGCAGGTGTTCGATTATGAGCCTGTTGTGTGGTGGCAACCGTGGACGTGGAACCGGGTTTGCGAAGTTGTTGTGTCCACTGAGGCTGAGTGGGATGCGGAGCAGGTGGCGCTCATGTTGGCTGCGGCTGAGTATGAGGGCGAACTGAACCCGGTCGGGATTCCGATGAAGGATGCGACTGATCCGGCAAACCAGTTCAAGTTTGAGGTTCCGAAGGTGCCGACGGTTGACTGGGCGATGCAGGCGTTGGCTAAGGGCCAGGACGCATATTACAAGAATGATGACCCGAAGAAGCCGATGAACCGGGCCGGTCATTTGTGGTCGGCAAAATTGCGCGGCTAGGCATTTCTTACACACCGATTGTTGGCGGGTTTCCTGTCGCGGTCGGTGTTTTGTTGTGCCCGAATTCAACTCCATATTTTGTGGGAAGGAAACCTCATGGCTGACAGAACCACAAAAGTAACGCTTGTTGCTCAGGTGAATGGCTACGTCGCGGGCATGGAGAAGTCTGCCAAAGCTACCCGCAAGATGTCGAAGGATTCTTCTGAGGCTTTGGCCCAGCAGAAGGAATCGTTTGAGATGATGGGCCGTGCGTCGCTCACTGCGGGGGCTTTGGCTTTGGCTGGCGCGGGCCTTGCGGCGAAGGCTGCGGTCGATTGGGAGACGGCATGGACGGGTGTTACTAAGACTGTTGAGGGTACTCCGGAGCAGTTGGCGGCGATCGAAGATGGTTTGCGTGGGCTTGCTCGCGAGTTGCCGACGACCCATGCGGAGATTGCGGCTGTGGCTGAGGCTGCGGGGCAGTTGGGTATCCAGTCTGAGAATGTTGTTGAGTTCACGCGGACGATGATCGACCTCGGGCAGACGACAAGTTTGTCTGCTGAAGAGGCTGCGACATCGTTGGCACGTTTCTCTAACGTGATGGGCACGTCGCAGGATGACGTGGGACTTTTGGGTTCCGCGCTTGTGGGCCTGGGTAACACGTTGGCGGCAAACGAAACCGAGATTCTAAACATGGCATCCCGGCTAAGCGGTGCGGGGGAGCAAGCCAAGTTCACAGAAGGTTCCGTGCTGGGGCTTGCTGCGGCAATGGTTCAGGTGGGCATCAATGCTGAGGCTGGTGGCACAGCTATGACAATGACCATGCAGCGGATCACTAAAGAGGTCGAGCTGAGTGGCGACAAGTTGGAGCTGTTTGCTTCGATTGCGGGTATGACATCTAAAGAGTTTTCTACGGCGTGGAAAGATGATGCCGCGGGTGCGCTGTCTGAGTTTGTGACCGGTTTAGGTAAGGCTGAGGAAGCGGGCACGTCAACCACTGTGGTGCTGGAAGAGCTTGGCATTACTGGCCAGCGCGAGTCTCAGGCTTTGCTGAAATTGTCTTCTAACGCAGACAAGATGACGGCAGCGATGGAGGCGGGAAACGAAGAGTATGAGGCCGGGAACGCGCTTCAGGAGGAGGCCGCTAAGCGTTACGACACTACTGCGGCGAAGCTGAATGTTGCGAAGAATGGTGTCATTGATGCTGCGGTTTCGTTTGGTGAAACGTTTTTGCCGGCCATCAGCGCTGCGGCTGATGGGGTCTCGGAGTTCACCGAGCTTATTGGTGGACTGCCTAAGCCGCTCAATGACACGCTCAATGTGGTTGTTGTTTTGGGCGGGGCGGCTGCTGTTGCTGGTGGCGCTTTCCTGTTGGCTGTGCCAAAGGTTGTGGCATACCGGGCAGCCATAGCGCTGATGGGTACGGCTGCCCAGAGGACTTCCAGAATTGTTACCGTATCGGCTGGTGTGATCGGCGTGGCATTTATTGCGGCTACGGCTGGTCTCGCTATCTTCAGCGCGGCACAGGCCGACGCCAAAGAGCGTACACGAGCGTTCACGGACACTATTGATGAGCAAACGGGTGCGGTTACGGACGGTACGCGCAAGATGGTGAAAGCCAACCTCGCAGCAAAGAATTCGTTCCTCTGGATGGAATCTGATTCTGCGTTTGATGCAGCAGAGAAGTTGGGTCTCGGCCTCGATCTGATTACAGATGCGGGCATGGGGAATGTTGACGCTCTCGAAGAAGTCAAACTTGCCACTGAGGGCGCATCTCTTTCGTCCCGCGAAGCGATCAAGATTCGCGAGAAGTTGGGGCTTACAGAAACGGAATATCTCACTGCGGTGAAAGCCGTCCGTGATGGAGTCAAGGGTCAGGCGTCATCGATCGAAGAAGCAATTCGTGTGACGAAGCAAAAGGCGGGCGTTGATGGTGACGCGGCTGACGCGGCTGAGGTTCACAAGGAATCCCTAGATGAGCTGGCCGGGGGTGCTGCTGAAACCCAGACAGAGATCGCAAAACTGTCTGACGAGATCCGCAACTTCGGCACAACTACGTTCAACGTTATTGATGCCGAGCAAGCCTTTGAAGAGGCAATGGACGCAGCGACGGCGGCAGCAGGCGAGGACGGGTTTGTTGGCAGCCTCAACTTGGCTGATGAGGCTGGTCGCAAAAATATGGACATGCTTCAGGAGATTGCGAAGTCCACAAATGAATTTGCGGCCGCAACGGCTGATGCGGGCGGCACTCAAGAAGAAGTGAACGCAATCCTCGATGCGGGGAAGACGGAACTTGAAGAGGCTGCCCTGGCATTCGGTGGCACGAAGGACGAAGCCAACAAGTACGGGGATGCCCTCATTGCGCTCCCTGAAGTCATCAACCAGTCCATTGCGGTCGAAACCGAAGAAGCTGACCGGAGGATTGCAGCATTCCGGGCGCGGTGGTCTGGGCCGATAAAGACCCGGGTTCACCCATTCGCGTACGACTACGGTCGTGCCGACGGTGGCGAAATTAATGGTGTCGGCGGGCCACGTCAAGACAATATCCC